TTATAGCACCTAAACAGGTGCTATTTTTATACACAAATTTAAATAAGCAATTAGCGTGAAAGTGGTGGTATATGACATGAAACTAACTTTGAAACAACAAAGATTCGCAGATGAGTATATAAAAAGTGGTAATGCTTTCCAATCAGCTATAAGAGCTGGTTACAGTAAAAACTACGCAAGCAAGAATGTTTCTAAATTGTTGGAAAATGTTGGTGTTAAAACTTACATTGACAATCGTTTGGAAGAACTCAAAAAAGAAAGCATAGCAGATCAAGACGAAATTATGCAGTATCTTACTTCGGTAATGCGAGGGCAGGTTAATGACGTTGAGTTGATGAATGTGCCAGTGGGCGACTTCGTTTCAGAAATACAAGCACATGAAAAACGTTCAGATACTTCGGCACGAACCAAAGCGGCCGAGTTACTCGGTAAACGTTATCGTATGTGGACTGAGAAACAAGAAGTCGAACTAACTACACCTATATTCGTGGACGATGTGCCAGAAGATGACTAAAAGAAAGCTAGTTAGTCCGTCAAAAGTAATCGGCGGTGGTTACAACAGATTTTGGCACAACAAAGACATGTATAGGGTAGTTAAAGGCTCACGTGGTAGCAAGAAAAGTAAAACAACGGCACTCAACTTCATTTACCGGTTAATGCAATACGAGTGGGCTAATTTGCTCGTTGTAAGACGTTTTAGTAATACCAACAAACAATCAACATACACAGATTTAAAGTGGGCGGCTAACCAATTGGGAGTTGCCCACTTATTTAAATTCAATGAAAGCATGCCAGAGATAACGTATAAGCCAACCGGTCAAAAGATACTGTTTAGAGGTTTAGACGATCCATTAAAGATAACTTCTATCACAGTGGACAAAGGCATATTATGTTGGGCATGGTTTGAAGAGGCATACCAGATTGAAACGTTTGATAAGTTTAGTACCGTGACTGAATCAATTCGAGGTAGTATCGACACAGATGACTTCTTCAAACAGATAACAGTAACATTTAACCCTTGGAGTGAACGTCATTGGCTTAAACGTACTTTCTTCGATGAAGATACTAAGTTGAAAAACACGTTTTCGTATACAACAACGTACAGAGTTAACGAGTGGTTAGACCAAGCCGACATTGATCGTTACGAAGATTTATATCGTACTAATCCACGACGCGCAAGAATCGTCTGTGATGGCGATTGGGGCATTGCTGAGGGACTTGTTTACGATAACTTCGAGGTTGTTCAGTTTGATTGGTTTGCGAAGTATAAAGAAACGCAGTTGAAAGTACATGCTATCGACTTTGGTTTCACAAACGATCCTACTGCATTAGTTAGTGTGGTCGTTGATTTAGTCAATAAAGAATTATATATCTACGATGAACATTATGAGAAAGCAATGGTCACTGATGAGATATACCAAATGATTGTCGATAAAGGTTTGAAAGACGCAGAGATTAAAGCAGATAGAGAATTGCGCTTGATTACAGAGCTACGCAACAAAGGTATTAGCAAAATCAAAGCAGCGTTTAAGCCAGGTGGTTCGATTATGGCAGGTGTTCAGTATGTGCAAGGCTTTAAGATATACGTCCACCCATCATGTGAACATACTATCGAAGAATTGAACACATACACGTTCGACCAAGATAATGAAGGTAACTGGTTAAACAAACCGATAGACAAAAACAATCACGCACTAGACGCATTGCGTTATAGTCTCGAAGATTTAATATTCAAACGAACAGTTAAGGAAGACGCTAACAGTTTACGTCGAATGAAAGGAATGTTAAGAGGTTAATGGATAATAGATATGCAACATTAGTTAATAAAGCTAGATTCTCGAAATTCGCAAACGATGACTTTTTAGTCGAAGATGTTGACGAGTTACTACAAGAAGAAACACTTCGAGACTTCGTTAATAAGCATAAACAAGACCAAGTGCCGAGATTAGAAACGTTAGAAGATTATTACCTAGCACGTAACACTGGTATATTGAGCGGTAAGCGTAGACTAGATGACACTAAGTCAGACCATCGTGTTGTACATAACTTTGCAAAGTATGTATCACGTTTTATTGTTGGTTATCTGACAGGTAATCCAATTACGATTACGCATAAAGACGAAAATACTAACGCGAAGTTAATCGAACTAAACGACCATAATGACGCAGACGCAGTTAACAGTGATTTAGCGTTGAACTTATCAATTTATGGTAGAGCATATGAGATCGTTTATCGTGATTTCGAAGATAAAGACACGTTTAAGTTGCTAGATCCAAAGAATACATTTGTCGTTTACGATATGACTTTAGATAAAAAAGTTGTAGCAGGTGTACGCTATTACGAGAAAGAAAACGCGCAAAAGATACCTATCCAACATATCGAAGTATATACAAGCACTGATATTCATTACATTCAGATTAACAACGGTAAGTTTCAAACATTCGAATCTGTACCGCATTATTACAATGATGTACCAGTTATCGAATATCTTAACGATCAATTTAAACAAGGTGACTTTGAAAACGTGTTGAGTAAGATTGACGCATACGATAGTGCTCAGTCTGATACAGCTAACTATATGTCAGATTTAAATGACGCAATGTTAGCTATTATCGGCAACATGGATTTAGAAGGCGATGACGCTAAAGCGTTCCAAGACGCGAATATGGTACACATTCAACCGTCGATGAACGCGAACGGTAACGAAGGCAAAGCAGACGTTAAATACATCTATAAACAATACGATGTAGCGGGTACTGAGGCATATAAAAGTCGTTTGCAGAAAGATATACACAAAGAAACGAATACACCAGACCTTAATGATGAAAACTTTAGTGGCGTTCAATCAGGTCAAGCTATGCAATACAAGTTGTTCGGGCTTGAACAGTTAAGAGCGATTAAAGAACGCTTATTCAAAAAAGGTTTAATGAAACGTTACAAATTGTTATTTAACAACATTAACATCGAGAACTTAACGCAGTTATCTTACAAAGAAATTGAAATACAGTTTTCTCCTAACTTGCCCAAATCGATGATGGAATCTATTGAGGCGTTCAATGCGGTTCATGGTCAGATTTCTGAATCAACTAGCTTATCGTTACTCGACTTCATTGATGATCCTAACGAAGAACTTGAGAAGATGAAGAAAGAACGTGAGAAAGAAGAACAACAATCTGACGCATTAGCTTATCCAGAAACATTTAAGCAAGAGGTTCAACCATCAAACGAAAAAGTAGATGATGAAGATGACAGAGGATAATCAATACTGGATTGAACGCGCACAGAATACAATTGATAGTGAAGTAGTACAAGACGCTAAAGTGGTTGCAGAAATAGAGCGTATTATTGCATTAATGTACGCAGAGATAGCAAAAGAACTGTTAGCATTCTACGCTAAATACGCGACGTCTGAGGGCATTTCTATTGCAGAGGCTAAAAAGGTTATCGACGAGTTTGATGTTGTAGCATTTAAAGGAAAAGCTAAAGAGTATGTCGAAACAAAAGACTTTAGCGAGAAAGCTAACAAAGAACTAAAAAAGTACAATACTAAGATGTATGTTTCACGTGAGCGAATGCTTAAACAAACACTCGACTTAACTATTAAGAAACACGGTTATCGAGTAGAAAAAGAAATCGAAAAAGGTTTAGTTAATGCGATTGAACGTGAAACGAAACGACAATCCGGCATTTTAGGTGATGTGAGTATTAAAGACCGTCACATTAAAGCAATCGTTAATAGTAATTTTAAAGGTGCAACATGGTCAAAACGTTTGTGGCGTGATATGGATAAAGTGCGAAAAGAGGTTGAACGTATAACTACTAACGTGGTTGCACGTGGTCGCCACCCTAACGAATACGTTGCTAAGTTTAAAAAGAAGATGGGCGTTAGTACATATGAGGCTAAACGCTTACTCATCACTGAATCGGCACGTGTTCAAACCGAGGCACAAAAGATATCGTATCTCGAAATGTTGGGAGAAGATGGCGAATATACTTACGTTGCTAAGCTAGATAACAAGACCAGTGATACGTGCAGAAGTATGGACGGTAAAACGTTCAAAGTGAAAGACATGACACCAGGTGTAAATGCACCGCCATTGCACGCACATTGCAGAAGTACAACAATGCCTAAGATTACGAATTGGCGTGATAAATTCTTTGCTGAACGCAAAGGTAAATATTCCGGTAAAAAGTGAGGTGATAAACATGAGCATTCAAGAAAGACTTGATAATGTTATCGATGAATACTTACAAACATTCGCACAAGATCCTAACGACATTCTTAACGACAACATGACCGATTTAGAAAAGGTGGAGTTATTAGAAAAAGCAATACAGGAGGGCGACCCTAATGTCGGATTATAATAAGCAAGTTGTTACTGCATTGAATGGTATTTGGGAAGAATTAAGAAAGCTGAATGAAAGTAAGCCAACACCTAAGCCAAATCGACAAGAAGAAAAAGAAAATAAGAAATCGTTTGAACCTAAAAACTTTATTTAGGTTCTTTTTTATGTCCGAACCATGCTCACGACACTAAAAGGCGCAAGTGTATATAGTCCAAACCATGCAATGACTTAAAACTTATCAAGAGTAAATAAATGAGGTGTAATCGAATGGATATCCAAGATAAATTGAAACTCAAATTACAATTCTTTGCCGACGAATCTAATGAAGATGATGAAAATAACGATGAAGCAACTGATGAAGAAGGTAAAGAAAAAGACGAAAAGACTTATTCAGAAGAAGAGTTTAACCAACGTTTAAATGATGAATTAAAACGTCGTATGAAACAAAAGGAACAAGAAAAGCAAGACGCCATTGAAGAGGCAAAAAAGCTAGCAAAGATGAATAAAGATCAACAAGAACAATATGAACTTGAAAAAGTGCGTAAAGAAAATGAAGAATTACGCAATAAACAAGCACGTTATGAAATGCGTGATATTGCTCGAAAAATGTTGAACGAACGTGACATTAAAGCAAATGATGAAATTTTAGACTTTGTGGTTTCTACCGACGCAGATGAAACACAAGAGAAGATTGAATCATTCTCTAAAATCTTAAACGATATGGTACAAGCCAAAGTTAAAGAATCGTTACGTCAAGGTTCTCCGAAAAACGTTTCATCTAGCGGTATGTCAAAACAAGATATTTTAAACATTAAAGACGATATGCAAAGACAGCAAGCTATTGCTCGAAATCGTCACTTATTTAACTAAAATGGAGGTTATTAATTATGGCAGAAAACAATTTAATTGACGTTCAAGCGTTAGGCGAGGCTAAGTCAATCGACTTCGCTAACAAAATGGGCGAAAACTTAAACAAATTATTCGAGGCTTTAAACATTACAAATAAAATTCCTATGAATGTAGGTACTGCATTAAAACAATATCGTTTTAAAGTAGATCCAACAGGTAATAACGACGGAATCGTAGCAGAAGGCGACGAAATTCCATTGACTAAAGTTGAACGTGAACAAGTCGACATCACTGAATTGAAATTCAAGAAATTCAGAAAATCTACATCAGCTGAGGCAGTACAAGCACATGGTTATGATTTAGCAGTTAACCAAACTGACAACGAGTTATTACGTTATGTGCAAAAACGTTTTAGAACAGACTTCTTTGATATGTTACGCGCAGCTTTAAACAACAAACAACGTACGAACAAAGCAAAATTGGAAGGTAAGAACTTACAAGGCGCATTAGCAAAAGGCCGCGCTAACTTATCTGTATTATTAGATACAGAAGTAACACCTATTGCGTTAGTTAATCCTAACGATGTTGCTGGTCATCTTGCTGAAGGATTAATTAATTCAAACGGTTCTTTCTTCGGTTTAAACTTATTAACTACTTATGTTGGCGTACGTGTTATTGAATTCTCTGACGTACCAGAGGGCGAAGTTTGGTTAACAGTTGCCGAAAATTTAAACGTTGCTTATGCAAATCCACGTGGTGAATTATCTCGTGCGTTCCCATTCGCAACAGATCAAACAGGTTTTGTTGGTGTGTTACATGACATCATCTCTAACCGTTTAACTACTGAGACTATTATGGCGCATGCAATCTCTATGTTCCCAGAAAATATTGACGCAGTAGTTAAAGTTGATATCAAACCAGAAAAGGCACAAGCTGCGACACCGGCTCAATAAATTAAAGAAGGTGCTAGCGCATGGATTATTTAAAAAAGGTTAAAACTCGTATTGGATTAACTGATGATTTACAAGATGAGCAGTTAAAAACGATAATTGAAAACGTTGAGGCTGAACTATTATCACGTATACCAAAGCAACCAGATGACGTTATACCGTCTGAATTAGACTTCATTGTAATTGAAGTATCTAGCAAACGTTATAATCGAATCGGCGCAGAGGGTATGACATCAGAAAGTGTTGATGGTCGCTCAAACAGTTTTGAGGCTAACGATTTTGACGCTTATGATAAAATCATCGACGCCCTTTTTCCAGTTGATACACTTGAGCGCAAAGGTGGTATCAGATTCTATTGAGATACAACAAACGTGTTCAATTTGCCGTTGAAACTAAAGGGGCGTACAATCCGAAAACGAGTAAAACCGAAAAAGTTGAACGGGTATATGACCCGATACCATGTAACATTAGTCCATTGTCTGCAGAGAAAACTGTTGTTGAATTTGGCAACATCAAGAAAAATATCAATATCATTCGTTTAAACGGTTATTTTGAGGCGAAAGTGACTCATGCTTATATTAATAGCGTTAAGTATTTAATTGTTAAGAAAATCAACTATGAGCATGATACAGTGTTCTATGTTGAGGAGGTTAACTAATGCGCATTGATGGTATAGATGAGTTACTAAGCGCAATGCATACGGCACACGATGACATTGATGATGACGCTGATGTGATATTACGTGAAAACGCAAAAGAATTTGTATCTGATACCGTTTTAAGTGCAAGAGAAAACTTTGTTAAAGGTTACTGGACTGGTAATCTAGCACGACAAATTGAAAGTGCGAAAAACGGTCATTTAGAATATGAGGTTACTTCTCAAGCAGGTTATAGTGGTTTTGTTGAATATGGTACAAGATATATGGAACCAGAAACGTTTATGAAACCAGTATATGAGAAATTTATGATACAAATAAATGAAGATTTTGAACGCCTTCTGAATGGTTAGGAGGTGTTTTTTATGCAATCAGCTAAGCTACAGTTATTTAACTATTTATACGAACGATTTCAGTCATTGGAAGTACCGGTCATTGAAACAAAAGAATTGAACCAAGAGTTACCATATCCGTTCATAGCGATTCAAACAGTTAATGACCATATTTCTCGGTTAACTTTTGACAGTTATAGTGGTTCCCCCAGTGCCACCGTACACATATGGTCATTAAGTGATGATAAAGGCGCAAATGATGAGTTATATATGCAGGTTCAAAACGTATTATTGAATGATATTTCGTTAGATGGTTACACGTTAACGCAACCTAACCTAACAGTTAATGAATTGACTGTTACAGAAACAAATCAAGAATTATTACACACAGTTATAAACATTGAATATAACGCACACTAGCAACTCGTTAAGTCGAGTTGCTTTTTTATTACTATAAATTGGAGGTATTAACCTATGGCAATTAAACAGGGTACTGATGAATTAATTTTACTTCGTCCCGTTGGCGCTAAAGAGGACGCTGACAAAGTAATGTGGATTACACAAATGGAACGTGAAACAGAAAAAGACCGTGACACAGAGGCGACTATGGACGGATCTGTTAATAGCGGTGGTTCTTTAGAAAGTACAGTTACATGGACTTGCTACATGAATCACGATGATACGTTAGCAGATGAAGTTGAGGACGCGACTGAGGAAGATACTCCTTATGAAGTGTGGGTAATCAACAAACGCGTTCAAAAGAACGGTAAATATAAAGCAGAATATAGACAAGGTTACTTCAATTCAATCAATCGTTCTAACGAGGCTGATGGTATTGCGGAGTTTGAAGTTGAATACGGCGTTTATATGAAAAAAATTCGTGGTTGGGCTACATTACCAAATGTTATCGAGCAAAACAAAGCGCAATATGGTTTCCACGATACTGTTGCTGCCGATCCAGCTAACGATGGACTTGCTGAAAGCATGCCACAACCAAATGAACCATCAACAGCTACTAAACCAGCGTCAGACAAATAATTATGAGGGCTTAACGCCCTCTTTTTTATAAAATAAATTAAAGTGAGGTTATTACAT